AAGTCATATATCCAACAGGGAAACCATCAGCTTCCCAAAGCCTATATTGCCCCAAGGCAACCGGCGGTAAAACAACGCGGTGAATATCTGCTATATCCAACGCCTGATGAACTTCACTTTGCCCCATAAGCCAGACAATCTTGCCAACTGCTTCAATGTTCTTCATCCGTTAGTCACCACTTTGGCAGCATCAATCTCTAGCTTTTGCTGTTTAAAGTCAGCATCTTGCGCGGCTCTTTGCTGATCTAACTGCAACCGTGCAACCTTGACTTGTGCATCAGCGGCAGCTTGCTTTGTTTGCGCCTGAACCTTGGCGGCTTCCACCTCGATTAGTTTGTCTTGCGGTGTCGGGCCAGATGGCTGCGGCGCTTCAATGCTTTCAAGTGTTTCTTCCAGATCACGCGCACCGGGAAAGGCTCTTGCGGCAAACAGCAGCATTTGCTTTGCCTGATCAAAGCCTATTGTGCCAGATGACACCATTGGCCCGATTGACTGCATGAATTGCGTCATGGCAATCAGGAAATCAGTGCGGCTTTTCTGTTCTGTTGCGCTGTCCAAGCTGCTGCTTTCATCAGTATCAATAGAAACGCGATACTGGCGCAAACGCTCATCGCGCATGACCGCAACGGCTTCAGGGCTGATATTTATGCCTGTTATGCGCGACAGCAAGGTTGGCTCTAGGTTTTCAACTAGCAATTCAGCTTTTAGTTCCAGAATGGAATCTAGGAACTGTTCAACCCGGCGCTGCCTGTTAACCAGCCGCATTGCGCCAAACTGGCCCTTGATCCGCTGGGCTGTGGCTGTCTCACGGCTAGATGACTGACCGCGCATAATATCGCTAATGCCGGTAATCTCGTAAATGGTCTGCACGACAATCTGCCGTGATTGATAAAGCTGCGCCAACGCCTTGATGATATTATCAAGCGGCGCTTCCTGCATAACATTGACCAGCCCGCCGCCAGCCTGAAGCATAGCCATGTTATCTACCGGCACAAACTCATTGTCTGTGGCCGTAGCAAGGCGCTGCAACTCGCTAAAGCTGGCATCATAGACACCGCGCCGTTTTAAGGCATCAGTCAGGTTTGCAATGCGCTGCGTAATCAGATCAAGCTCTTGCAGTTGATCTTCATAGGTAAATATTTCAGGCACAGGCAAAGTCGTGTCTGTGGTGCTGATTGCATATAGCGGCTCTGGCATAGGCCAGAAACCTTCTAAGTTATATGGGTCTTCAAATTCTTCTAGTAGCTCATTAAAGTTACTGGCAACAAATAGCTGCTTGCCACTGCGCTTATCCCAGATTTCGTATATCTCAGCCATGTCAGGCTGTTCATTATCGTCATAGCCGCCATTGGTTTCACCGCGATAGGTCAGCGGGATTTGCTCACCTTTTGCGCCGTAATAATCAATAAGCTCCTGGCGGGTCATTAAATGCCTAAACGCAATCCATTTCACATCATTCCAGCATCTGGCCGGTGACATGGTGAAATCAGACCAATAGACATACTCACATCTGATAGATTGCTCACCGATATACTCAACCGGATCACCTTCCATGAATGGCCCTTGCGGCCCCATTTTAACCGCTGCCTCATCAACAGGGTTGCCGTCAGGATCAACAAAAGACTGCCCAACAGGCACTTCGCCCATTTGCCCAGGCGCTACCTCGCCAATGCCCATGACGTTGTTGACTTGAAGCGGTATTTGCTCTGGATCGCCCTCGACTAGCAGCGGCTCGTAAACCATACGCATAACGCCGCGCCCGACAATTAGCATATCCTCAATGACCCGGCGAACCTCGGCATCAAAGTCATATACATCAAGCTGGAACTGCAAACCGCGCTCAATCACCATTGCAATTGTGCGCCCGACAGGATCATTGTCTTTAAACCGCCGTGAAACCTTTGGTTTTGGTGTTTTGAAATATAGGCTGGATTTCAGTGTATCGACATTGCTGTAAAAGATGTTCATGCGTGTTTCGCGCATTACGCGATCAACATTATCATCCCGGTATCGCTCAATGATATCATAACAGCGATTGTGCCATGTTTCTTCAAACTTTCTGGCCTTGGTAATCTGGTGATTCCAATAACCCGCACGATCAGCCTTTTTAGTCGGCTCACGGTCATAATTATAGGATTCAGCCATTAAAGTCTCCAGCCTGACGGCTTGGTTGCGTTATCGAGGCCAGCCATCATTTCGTCTATCGTTGGCGGCCGCCAAGGGTCTTCTTCAATTTCAGGAGCGCGGCGCTGATAAGGTCTTGCCATGCACGCATAACGGATTTCATCTGCTGCGTGATCTTCCTGCGTAGTGTCAATATCCTCAACTCTATGCTTATCGTGCGTAAGAACAGGTAAGGTTCTAATCGTGTCCACACATTCTGAAGATACATAAAGCATCGGAATCGCATCATCACCTATCAGGCGCTGCCGCACCTGATCCCATCCTGATATTCTGCTGTTGTCTGCACGGCGAAACTTCACACCCATCTTTGATAAGCGCTCACCAATGGATGGCCCGCCGTCAAATTTCCAGATAGATGGATCGCCTACACTAAAATCTATGCGCTCACCGCGCTCTCTAGCCCTAATGCCAGCACCAACTTCCTCTGCCGTCATTCGTAGTCCCACGTTTGGCCTGCCGCTTGAGCCATACCATTCGCGGTATCTAATCAATGCGCCGTCTGGATAATCATCATGGTCTTGTGCTACTGCCCACCAGCCCACAGAGAATGGTGACGCGCTGCCCCAGTCAAATGATCTGAACTTTGTCCAGTTAATCGGTATTTCAAACGGCCTGATAACGTGCAAATCACGCTTCCAGACATCGCCAAAGAAACTGCCAACGACTAAATCCCAATCGCCTTCACGCAAAGCACGGCCAAGTTCTTCTGGCAGGGCGCTAAAGCTAGAGGCATATGACGGATCAATATATTTGTTGTCAGCCATTTTGGCCGGTATATACATGGTCAGCCAGCCCTTATCGGCCGGGTTATTCGGATCGCGCATTGTGTGATCGAAAAAGTAACTCTCAGCCGGGGCTGGATCAATATAGAGCGCTTTTAAAAAGTTATGGCTTTGACCGCCCGGATTGGCAGTCATTACCAGCCTTGGCAGAAACTCTTTTTGTGCTGGCTCAAAATTACCTAGACGCATACGGCTTTTAATGTAGCCCAACTGATACGGTGTGAACTGTCCAGCCTCATCAACCAGTGCGATATGTACCTCTTGCCCCTGAATACGGTCACAATCGCTATCGCGCTCCAGATACTGAAACTGTATTGTCGAGCCGTTATAAAACTCGTATCGCTTTTTTGTCTCGTTAAAGCTGCCTAGTTCAACAGGCATTTCTTTTTTCATCGGCTGTATATGGTTGCCGTCAAGCTCCGGCAAGCTGCGCCGAAAGATAAACGCCTGCAAGCCAGGGTTTTCCAAGCAAAAGCCTATAATATCCCAGCGCCCACTATGCGACTTGCCGCCACCAGCAGCCCCGCCAAACAATATCTGCTTTGCCTTGCATTTATGTAGCAACGCTTGCTTTGGCTGCGGCTGGTAATCCAGCTTGATTATTTTCTGGGCCACTACAGCACGCCTGCATCTGGTAAGATAGAACCGCCGTTGTCATTGTCATTGCGGCCACGATTGACCGCTGCTGCCCCTGCCGCCGTAACAGCCACAGGCCCGACAATGCCGTATTTCTCTAGTATCTTGACCGCTTTATCGTCAAATATAACGTAATTGCTTTCTTTGTTTTTTATGGCTTCATCAGCCCAATCAAGAGCTTGTTGCTTTGTTTTGTATGGCTGGCTTGTTGTGACAACTCTACCAGAGCCACCTAAACCACCAGCCCTGTTGTCCACGGCCACTTTTGCACGAAAACCGTCAGTGGCTTCTGCTACATCAATCAATTTACCGCCAGCGGTGTTTCTTGTGTTGCCACTAAAAAATTTTATGCCGGGGATGCCAGCTTTTGCCAAAAACTCTGATGCTGCTTTTGCGCCTTGTTCTTGACCTATGCCACCTAATGCCTTTACAAAATCGCCGCCTGTCGCGGTGGCCGGGTCAAGACCAGCTTGTTGGATAATGATCTCAGGATCACCATGCACATCATCAATTAGCTCTAGCATTTTAGGCTGCTGGCTCAACGGCAAGTCATAATCCAGCAATTCGTCAGGCTTGGGAGCAAGGCCGACTTTGTA